TAAAACAGTATTACAAAATAGATTTTAATGTTCCACTTGACACAGAACTTAAAATCGGATATGATTGGTTAAACATGAAGGAGGTAAACTAATGTATATAGATAAGTATAATGTAGAAGTTGTTGGTCAAAGATATAATCAAAAAAAAGAAAAGTATGATAACAACTTAGTTAAGTTAACTTTAAATTCAACTGAAGGTATGCATCATAAAAAATTTATACCAATGTTAGAAGAACTTATGGAAGCTAACGATGGCTGCGATTTAGAACTAAACATTAAAATAAAACAACATCAATACGAGGATTAATATGACTAAACAATATAAAGTGCACTATACTGCAGACGTTTGGATGACTGTATTAATAGATGCTGACTCAAAGGATGAAGCTAAAAAACTTTGGGAACAAAATGAACACTACGAACAAGGTTATCATCCAGAAGAAATGGGTATGGAAAATGTAGAGTTAGATTTAATAGAGGAGGTCAAATGAGTAAAGAAGTAGAAGCATTAGAAACTATGGATGAGTTTTCTGATGAAGAGTATTCTGCATATCTAGAATATACATCTTTAAAAGATCAATGCATCGCAAATCCAGAGGTATTATACATAGATAAAGATCATGAGTTTTTATCTGAATGGGTTTACTTTGCACAAACTGATGGTTTAGATATAAAAGTAGGAGATTGGGAGACTAGAATATGTTAGGGGAAATAATGTTATTTTTTGTATTATGGATAGCAATAGGTGCGATAATAGATGCTATAAATAATACTTGATTTTTTTTGCAAAATGTGTTATAAGATAAATATAAAAAGGAGGACAAATGTCTGATAATAATTTAACTAATATAAAAAAAATGTCTGATGAGCAAATAATGCAAGCCATTGGACAAGATGATGGATCTAGTATAGGCACTAACATTCCTAGATTAGCCATCAATCGTACACCAGAAGATGATGATGGTAATCAATTACCAGTTGGTCATTTCTATACTTATGATTCTAGCGTGGGTCAAAATGTATTTGGTAAACCTGTAACACTTAGGCCATTTATAAGTGCAATGCAATATATGCACTATGATGCCGATAAAGGTGAATACATTAATAGATCTATAATATTTAAAAGTTGGAAAGAAGAAGCTATAGATATTTTAGGTGGTACAAAATGTGGTAAGATTTCTTTTAAAGATAGAGCAAGTCTTACTCCAGAACAATCTGAACAGCAAAGAACTATAAGATGTTACAAACTTGTATAT